ATTATCGCAGGATGAAGTGAAGGCCTATGAGCTTGCCTACGGCGGCGAGGTTGTGAGAGTGAAGAAATGAGACCGAGCAGAGAGGAACGGCGGGAATATCAGAAGGATGCGAGTGACGCATTGCGTAAAGCTGGGCTTATGGCATGGATGGCGAATAGAGACCTTGTAATCGGGCTGGAAGCGAGAGACCGAATGAAAGGGTTGGAGCAAGACGCGGAGAGGCGGGGCAAATTGATTTGCACGGCAGAGACGATAAGACGAGCTTTCAAGAAGATGGAAGAAGGGCTTGAGAAGCTAAGGGAGAATTCAATCAAAGAAGCGCAAGAGAACGCAAAGCAAGCATACACGTTGTGGAGTGAGGCGCAGCACACCCAAAATGAATTGATAAGCCAAACGACCGGAAATGAATTTCGCGATACAGTGGCCTGCCTACGACGCTGTGAGTGCGGAATAGAGAACGTCGGGCGGGCAATCGAGTTACTGGGAAAGTGCTGAGGGGATGGGATGAAAAAGAAAGCAGGAGAACAGCCAAGCTGGGACGATTTGACACGAGAAGCGTTCAAAGTGAAAGAGATAAGTTGCACGCCGGAAGGACTGTGCAGGGTAAAGGCAAGCCACATTCAAGACGAAGAGCAGTCGGTCAAATGGAACCGTGAGTGGGTCGAGAAAAACAATGCCAGGTATCTGGAAGAGGTGAAGCGGTTGCAGGCAGAGAAAAACGCTGCATGGGACCGATGGGAATTGAAGGTTGCGGAGAAAATACGAACAGAAGTAGGGGGCACAATTTCCGCGAAGCAGTCGGTTGCGATTAGAGAATGTGCATTCAGATTGACAAAAGGCACGACGTTCCGGAAGACCTGGGAATGCGTAAAACAGCTGATTGAGCTCGCCAAAGTGCTGATGAAAGAGGAAAAGGCGTGAAAAGGCCGTATTCGGTACAGCTGGAATTGATGTCCATGGTGATGGCGATGCTGTATGAGCAGATGAAGGAGCAATTCGATTTTGCAGAGGTGGAGAAAATACTGAATCGCCTGGAAGAGCTGACGGTGGAACTGGAAACGGTGGCGGGCATGTGCGCGACACTGGAGCGGATACAGAGAGAGGGGCAGACAAGATGGAGAGAAGAGACGGAGCAAGAGAAAACAAAGAGCAGGGAGCAGTAGGGAAAGAACCGCTGTTAACCATTGTGAGAATTAAGAGGGAACAGCGTGCGGAAGATGGGGCGGGAGAAATTCCGTACAAGCCGAAAACGATAGAGGAAGAGCGAGAACTGAGGATGCGGGCTGAGCGCAGCAAGCAGTTTTTGATGCGAATGACAGCGAAGGCCTATGATATGAAGGACGAAGCCGAGGGAAGAGCGAAGAAGGCGGTCCGGCAGAGAGACAGAGCAAGAGCAAGGTGCGCAAGAATTGAAGATGAGCTTGAGACGATGAAAATCATTACGGGCGTTTTGGCGGTTACGCTACTGATGCTTGGAATTGTGGTTTTCCTGCTCGCGGGAGCACGGGTTGGGTTTGTAACAGCCGGATGAGGTGAGAGCATGGCGGGAGACGCAAGAAAGAGACAGGTAAAAGCGGCGATTACAAAGCTTGAGCGGTTGCGCGCGAATATCAGTGTTGAGCTTGCGGGCGAAGTTCCGGAGGCGTTTCATGCCGGCATAGATGCGGCAGAGGACGCACTGGAGCGGTCGATACACGAGGAAACAGAAGAGCGGGAGGTAAGAGGCCATGAACCGAGAGGACAGAGAGCGTAGGGAGCGGAAGGCGGTTTCGCAGGAGTTGGGAGCCATGCGCATGCGCCTGGAGAGGATCCGAAAGATTCAGGACTACAGCTATCCGAGCGGGCGGGAAGCATTTGCCGCCGATATGGATACAGCAATGGATGCAATCAGACGCGCGGAAGATTCGGTGATGCAGTTATCGGGGTTCTGCGGCTATGTGAGGGAGTGGGTGTAAAGATGGAGAACGAGAAGAAAGAATTAGGACGCAAGGAGCAGGAAGCGGACGCAATCATGAAGGCGCACAAGAGCATTGCTGCGCTTGCCGAATATATGTTTGGGGATGAGGTGTTCAAAGATTCTCCGGGGACGGACGGCGTGGACGATATCGTTACAGTGCTTGGTCGGGCGGTGATGGGCGGAAGAATCAGCACCGCAACGCTGGAACTGCCGAACGGTGTGCAGGCAAAGATTTTTGAGAAGGGCGGACTGGTCGCCATGAAACGGACGCTGAAAGTGGTGGACGAAAACGTAATCTGAAATGCGAGCCGCGAGAGTGAACAAGCGGGAGCGGGACAGATTTCAAAAGATCGAGAATTGAATAATCGGTGAGGCGTCGGCAATGCCGGCGCTTTTCCGGCGAAAAATCAGGGCAATAGAATAGGCGCAAAAGGAGCGGCGGAGAGCCGCATTCAGGCTTGATAAAAGTATTAACATACCGACACAGAGGGGGAAGGATATGCCGTATCTGGAGAGAGTCACGAAAGCAGGAATGACGATCGAGGTAGAGAGATACTATTCAAGCCGGTATAGAAGAAAGGGGATTGAGAGAGGGGATAGAGTCAAGGCAACGAGAGAAGAGCAGAAGAAGGTGAATCGGGGGAATGCAGAGCGAAAGCTCAGGATTCTCATGAATGCCAATTTCGGTTACGGAGATTACCACGTTGTGCTGGACTATATCAGAGAAAAGGGGAGAGAAGAGCGAAGCAAGGAGCAGATGGAGAAGGAGATTGCGGTGTTCCTACGGGAATGCCGGAAAGAGTACCGCAAGCAGGGGAAGGAACTCAAATACATTCATGTGATGGAGGTGGGAAGCAAGGGAGCGCGGCATCACCACCTGGTAATCAATAAACTGGACCCGGAAATTTTACAGCGGGCATGGTACAAGGCGTGTGATCAGCATACGAGAGTAAAGGTTTTCCCGCTGGATGATAGCGGAAACTACGGGAGACTGGCAGCGTATTTTATCAAATACACGGATGCACACCGGACAGAGGCAGAAGGGGCGCTCATGAAAAAGCGATGGAACTGCAGCAGGAATCTGCATAGGCCGGAACCGACGGTGCGCGTGATTTCGAGCAGAGACGCATTCCGCATGGACCCGACAGAAAGAAAAGGATACTACGTTGACAAGCGCAGCGTGAGCGCGGGAGTCGTAAGTCCGGAGTATTACGGGTACGGGTATTTGAGATATACGTTGGTCAAGATTGAAGGATTCAAGGCAGAGATACGGAGCGAGCACAAAAAACAAAGGAGAGAAGAATGAAGCAAAAGAAAACAAAATGTGACTGGGGGGAGTTGTTGGAAAGGGTTAAAGAAGAATTGCCGATTGCGTACCTTGCTGTAAAGGGACTTTTCATTGTCGTGGTGTTTGTGAAGTTTTGCTTATTTGCTTTCGTTGTGCCGACAGTAGCAATCGGGGCGCTGCTATTCCTTCTGTTTTCGGCACTGAACGGCTTTCGCTTTACACAGGAAATGGGAGCGCTGGCATTGGCATTGGGGCTTTTGGTAGCTTTCATTGCGTTCATGAGCGAAAGGGATTTTGATTGGATGGAATGAGGAACAGGATGAACGATAACAGAACACGAGTGAAGCTCATTGAGGCAGAGGCGTATTGCCGCGAATTGGAGAGCAAGAACGAAATGCTGCGGGAGCGGCTGAAAGCAGAGTGCGCAGCAAGACGCAACGCGGATATCGCTTGCCGTATGGCATACATTGCGGCGGGAATTGTAGTGTTTGCGTGCTATGTATTGAGTTTTGCGAGCATGATAACAGTTTGAGAGGAGAAAAGGGATGAACTACGTTGTTTTGATGGGACGGCTTACACAGGATCCGGAACTGCGGTACTCGCAGGGCGAAGAGCCTATCGCGGTGGCAAGCTATGTGCTTGCGGTGGATCGCAGGGGCCGAAAGGAAGAGCAGGGCAAGCAGACGGCGGATTTCCTGCGTTGCATCGCTTTTGGACGCGGCGCGGAGTTTGCGGACAAGTACTTCCAAAAGGGACAGCGAGTGCTTGTTTCCGGAAGGATTCAGACGGGAAGCTATACGAACCGTGAGGGGCAGAAGGTCTACACGACGGATATCGTCGTAGATAATCAGGAGTTTGCGGACAGCAAGGGAGCAGGCGGCGAAGGGAATGGAAATTACCGGACGGGTAATCCGCAGGGGAGCGGCAAGAAAAACGGGGACGCAAGCGGCGAAGGGTTTATGAACATTCCGGACGGCGTAGAGGATGAAGGGCTGCCGTTTAACTGACGGCGGAAAGGGACGAAGAGAAATGAAAAGAGCTGAATTTCTGGAGAGCGTGGGGCAGATTCTTGAGGACAGGGAGAGGCAGTACGGGTCCCCGGACGGCGTGTTCGAGGCGATTGCGCAAATGATAAGCGCATATCTAACGGAGCGTCTGGGGATACCGGTGACGGTGACGAAGAACGATGTGGCGGTTATTCAGATGATTCAGAAAATCGCGCGGATCGGTGTCAATGTGGGGCACATGGACAGCTGGGCGGACATTGTGGGATATGCTGCCTGCGGAGTAGAGGCGGGGCATATCGGAGAGCCGACAGAGCGAGGGTAGAGCAGAAAATGGGGCACGGCATGAAGCAGAGAAAGAAAAGCGTGAAGCGCGGCGACGTCCAGTATTCGCTGAGCTTGGATGTGTCGAGCTGGGGAATGAAAAGCGGGCTGGAATCGAATTACGAGCATTTGGGAATAGCGGTGATTCAGAAAGCACTGGAAGACTATGCGGAACTATTGCGGCAGCGGGCACATGGGCCACTGCCGCGAAAGAGCCGAGGGAAAATAGCGGTAGAGACATATGAGCTGCTAGAGGCGGAGGCATTTCTGAAAGAGAACCGGTGCCAAGCGTTTTTTGCGGTGGATGGCAGCTATCTCATGTGTTTGACTGAAAAGCGGGAAAGGGAGCGGGAAGAAAGGGCAAGAGCGAGGCGGGAGGTGTTGAGCGCAAGGTGAGAAATTTCAAAAGGGCAGATGAGAGCGGAAATCAAGAAACGCTGATGCAATGGGCAGAGCTGCAGGCGGACCGGATGCCGGAGTTGCAGCATTTATACCACATACCGAACGGTGGGAAGCGCGACGCGCTGACGGCGAGAGCAATGAAGAGACAGGGTGTTAAGGCAGGGGTTCCGGATCTCTGCCTGCCGGTCGCGCGAGGGCGGTATCATGGGCTATATATCGAGCTGAAAGCGGGGAAGAACAGCGCAACCAAGAATCAGATGGAGTGGCTGGGCTTCCTGGGGCGTGAGGACTACTATGCGGCTATATGCTACGGCTGGAGAGCGGCAGCATGGGTGCTGACAGAGTATCTGCTATATGCCGGAGAGAGGCTGAAAAAGGGCGAAAAGGGCATACCGGTCTACGCGGAAGAGGAAACGTCGAGAGAGGTTATAGGCGGCGCATGAGCGCTGGGACAGGAAGGGCATGGCATACTGGGAGAGCTACGAAGAGTTTACGGGGAAATTTAAGCACAGGATGACGACGGATGACTGCTACACGCCTGAGCCGGTCTATGAGGCAGTGAAGCGCTGGGCGGTGCGGGAATACAGAATAGACGAGAGCAGCATTGTGAGGCCGTTTTATCCCGGAGGGGACTATGAGCGCTATGACTATCCAAAAGGGTGTGTGGTGCTGGATAATCCTCCGTTTTCCAAGCTGAAAACGATAATCAGATTCTATGATGAGCGGGAGATTGATTATTTCCTGTTTGCACCGACATTGACTATTTTGAGCACGATAGCAAATACCGGAGCGGCGGGAATCGTTTCAGCAATCAAGGTCAAATACGAAAATGGCGCAACGGTAAATACAAGCTTTGTGAGCAATATGGAACCCGCGCTTGTGAGAAGTGCGCCGGTGCTACGCAATGAAATCGAGAGGGCGCAGCGAGAGCAAAAGGGCAGAAAAACGCCGGCAAAAAGACCGAACGGGCAGAGATACGAGTATCCGGAAGAGGTGTTGCGGAGCATGGACATTGAGGCGTACTCCAAAGCACAAATCGATTTTCGGGTACCGCGTGAGGATGGCATGATTATATGGCGGCTGGATGAGCAGAGGGCGGCCGGAAAAGAGCTTTTCGGAAGAGGGATACTGCTATCGCAAAAAGGGCATAAAGCGAGAGCGGCAGCGGATGCAAGATTACGCGAGGAGCGGAAAGTGATACGATGGGAGTTGTCGGAGCGGGAGCGGAAAATCGTAGATGAGATGAGCAGAAAAGGGGGAGAAGCCGAAGAGTCATGATATACTGACAACAGCCTGCGGCGCAGACATGAAAAGGGCAAACGGGAATTCGATGAGAGAAAAACGGGGAATGAACGAGCTGAAAATGCAAAATAATGTGTTTTGAACAGGTTCATTGCGGAAAAAGGGGAAATGAATGAAAAAGGGTGATGAAAGATTAGACCTTGAAAGGGTTAGGGAGAAGAAGCTGGAAGAGGGAGAGCTGAATAGAATGATAGCGGTAGCAGAGCGGGCGTCACAGATGCTCTTCGACCTACGCGGCGACAGCCAAACGCTGGATAGTGCAATCCGCCATTTACAGGCGCTTTACGAGCTGAGGGAAGTGCGCGAGGAAAAGCGGAAAAGGGTGAAAAGGGCAGAGAGCATCGGCAGAATCGTGACACTGCAGACGCTATATGATGAGTGGCAGTATTGGGACCGTGTGGATCCGGTAAAAGCGGAAGAGTGTGGGTTCAGCAGCAAGGCAGAGATTGAGGCGATAAAGGGCGAGTTATACAGGCTCATATCAATCGCAAAAGGGCTTGATCCAGACGACGAAAATCCGGATATCCTGCCGGAGGGGATAGAGGAAGAGTAGAAAAGGGCGCATGGCGATTGCCGTGCGCTTTTTGCTTTCTAAGGGATTGATTTCGGGTTGAAAAGAATAGATTTAATAAATAAAATTGATATAT